TTAGATACATTGGGTTTACCTCCCTCTTTTGAAGAAAGACTTATACCATAAACTTGCTCACCCCCAGCTTTATCACCCAAAGTAAAAGGTATTCCTTTATCTATTTTCTCATGGACAATATACAGTCTAGTTTTACCTGCATACTTACCAGAACTAGCTACTTCTAACCCTGAACCACCTATAAAATTTGATTTTGATAATGACGCCATATTGCTATTTATATAACATTATGGAAGAAAAGTCAAGCGGTTATTGATTGTTTATATTGCCGAGTGTGAGGAATTTGACAACGCCCCCATTGGGTTCCCATTGTCTATGTTTGTTTTGATGTTTAGTTATTTTGTCTGTATCTTCTCTAAAGAAGTTTTCACATATAATAGATCCTGTGGGTTTCTCAATACACTGCCACAGGATCTTTTTATTCTTTTTAACCATTACGGTTTCATAAGACAACTTAATATTTTTTTTACTAAGTTTCTTTTCTTTTTTAGAAGAACTGATTTGTCTGGATCTGGATAATCTCATTCTTTTATTTCTTCTTAGTTTCTAGAGGTGAATCGTATAGCGCTACAAGTGTTCTATACTTACTTTGAGCAAGTGTTAGTGCTTCAACTTTCTTTTCAACTGTTGATATATAATCTATATGTTCAGCAACACCTTGTGGGTTGTCAAAGAATGTTCGCAATTCTGCCTTACCCATTTCGATATCTGCTTCAACTTTTTTTATTAGTGCTTCTTTAATCATGTTTATTTTTTCTCCGAAGAGTCTGCTTACGCAGACTCTTCCGTTGCTGGTGCTTCATCAGCAGGTGCTTCACCATTAGTTACTGGTGCTGCTTCCTCTGTGATTTCAGCGTCTGCATTAACATTATCTGTTAAGTGCTTTGCATAGTGATTCAATACAATCTTTGCTTCATTGATTTGAAGATTCAATTGATTGATTCTATTTTGAGCATCCTGTGCTCTTACGATAGCAACTTTAGAAGCGTCATCTAATTTTTGCTCATCATATTGTTTGTCGTTTATAGTTACAGTCATTTTACTGTTCCTTTCTTTGTTATTAATTTATAATTTTACTACATCACTAGCGGACATCTTGCCTCGCTGTTCAGTAAGTTCGTATGTGATTATATCACCTTCGTCAATACTAGATATATTTGACGCCTGTAATGCTGAAATATGCAAAAATGCATCCTTAGTTCCATCATCAGGTTCAATAAACCCATAACCTTTTTTAGTATCAAACCATTTTACTTTGCCTTGTGCCATTGTGCCTCCTTTCTAAATTTTAAAGTCTGAAAACTTACCCTGCTTTTCAAACTTACTTGTTATAGTAGATGACTTATCTTGTCCACTATCTACTAAATCTTCTTGAGCGATCTGTTCTACATCATACAGTCGCATTTTAGAACGATCAACACCAATGATAAACTTACGATTTAAAGTTGGGTCGTTATATCTATTCTTCAATTGTTTAACCAGTATCTGATTCTTTTCTTCAAGTTCTTCATTTGATATCAAAGCAAACATAAAGTCTGCTGTTGCAGGTAAACCAAAACTTTCAGATGTATCTTCTAATCCTACATCACTACTTACATAACCACCACGAGTCGTTTGAGTTGCAGAAAAGATAGGTATATCATTTTCTACTGCCAAACCTCTAAGTTCTTCAGCGATTGATTTTATGTATGTGTATGAATTAACATTTGAACCTGCTTTAAATCTAGAACTTGCACATATATTTAAATAGTCAATAAACACAATGTCTGGTTTAAAAGACTTCTTTAATGCCAGTTCATTTATCAATGATTTGAAATGACCTGTGTGAGCAGAAGCAGTTGGATATTCTTTTATAATCAATTTACCTGTTGTCTTACTTTGTAGTTTATTTATCTTAGTTTCATACATTTGATATGGCAATTCTTCTAGATCACTCATACCTACATTCAATAGATTAGCGTCAATTCTTTCTGCAATTCTTTCTTCTGCCATCTCCATTGTGATATATAAAACATTCTTACCTTGTAATAAGATTGAAGAAGCAAGGTGTGTCATAAACATTGTCTTACCAACACCAGTACCTGCAAGACAGATATTCAAAGTCTTACTTGTTATACCGCCTCTTGTTATCTTATTAAAATAGTCTAAGTCTAATTCAAGTCTTTCTTCTTTTGTCCTATAGAAATCAAATCTTTCTTTTGATTCTTCTAAATAATCATGCCCTACTTTTTGATCAAACGATACTGCCAAAGCATTCGATAACATTTCTGGCAAATATTCTGGAGTATGTTGTTTATCTTTACCATCAATAATCTGAATACCACCTAATATAGCATTATGTATCGCACGGTCTTTACAAAACTTTTCTGTTGTTTCAACTAACCAATTTAAATCTACTTTAGTAGGATCTAATGATGATATAATATCTGTAATCTTTTTGTATTCATCTTCATTAACAGTTTTGTTAGAGTTGATTTCAATAGATAAAGATTCTTTTGTCGGAAGATTATTGTACTTAGAAACAAACTTTTCAATTTCATTGAATAAAATCTGCTCATGTCTATCTGAAAAATATTCAGGTTTTAGAAAAGGTAAAACCTTTCTTGTATATTCTTCATTATGAATTAAATTTTTAAGTGCTGTAGTTTCAATTCTTTCCATAGTTATTCTATTGGTTCCAATTCTAGTTGCATTTTTTCAGACTCAGATTGCTTTTGTTGTTTCATTTGCTCATCTAATAATACAACTAATATATCACCTAGATGATCTATAAAGTCTTGACTATCGGTGTCTGCCATGATATTATTTTCAATAACAGTATAATCAAACTGCATGGGTAAAGCACCTTCTGGTGTCTTTTTAGATTCATCAGCAAATCCTACATTACCATATTTGTAAACTATACTTGCATACGGTCCACTAATGAGTTTAAGTGCTGTAAAGTCCTCTCCAGGTTTCTCTACAAACACATAATCCTCTCGGTGTTTAGGATTCGTTGTCTGGTGTATCGCTGTTGGCGGTGTTAATGTCAATTACATCTCCATATTTAAATTCTTTTGCACAAACTTGATCTAACTGTTCTAGTATTTCTGGTGTGAAATATTTTGTTGGATCATTATTAATAGTTTTACCAAAGGTTTTAGAACCATCTGGTAGTTCAATTCGTGTAGAAACTTGTTTAAATATATTGTGTTTCAATGCTAAATCTAGCAGACCATAGTATCTATCTAAACCTTTATCGTAGGTTAATCTAACATCCACAACTTTATTCTCTTTTGTCAATCGAGATTTGTAATTTTTACAATGAATGATATTGCCAATAATTTCTGTGCCATCTTTTTCTTTTCGTTTAGAAAGATAGACAATGGAACTAGCCGCATATTTGAGACCAGAACCACCACCCATTTCTTTTTGAGGGAACATACTACCAACAACATCGTAGGTGTGGTTAGTGATAATAAGAGGAACTTTTGCTTTTCCTAATTTAAGTGTCAATACTCTAAAGGCAGCTTTTACAATTTGTGCCCTTGTCATATCTTTTGTTTCTTTACCTGCTTGTGTGTCTTCCATTTCTTTAGTAGTTGATAACATACCTAAAGAGTCTAATACAAGTAATAATGGTTTTCTTTCAGAAGCATCTTGACCAGTATATTTGTCTAATACTGTAATCGCCTGATGTCTAAATTCTTGGACAGTAGTTACAGGCATGATAACCATTCTACTACTATCAATATCTCTATCTTCAATAATCTCTTTTGTTATTGCAGATTCACTTTCAAAGAATATAATACCACCATCTGGATTTTGATCTAAGAAGTTTTTACACATACCTAATACAAAGAAAGTTTTACCTGTCGCACTTTCACCCGCAATCGCAGTTATCTTATTAGATGGTAGACCTCGATGAATACTACCACCGAGTAGAGCATTGAATATATATGAACCTGTATCTATAAATGAATCAACATCACCTGTTGAACCATCCGCTACTAGACTTGCATATTCATTACCTGTTTCTTTAATTATATCTTTCAAAAAATCACTCATATTATTCCTCAATTCAAATTACTATTATACAATATTTATACGCCATTGTCAAGCAAAAAATTCATCTAAAGTTGCTTTTCTAGAATATCTAAACAAGTCTAAATCTTTGTCGCCGAAGCACCAGACATTCTCGATAAACATTTTATTCATATTCTCATCTAGTTTCTCTTTACTAAAGTTACCATCTTCATCTTTGAATACTGCCTTACCTTGTGGGCGTTGCATAATTCTCATACCGATTTGACCTAAGAATTTATCTTTCAGATGATTTACTAATT